AGCTGCGCCATTCAGCGTCGATGTTGCGCTGGTGAGTAGGGCGATCGGAGCACCCGGTGACAGGCTGACGAGATTGTACTGGACCTTGGATCCGGAAGGAACGGCCTCCATACTCCACAAGAGGGGCTGGCCAACGATTGACGGGAACGAAACGGGGCCGGTATCGGCGATGATACTGCCGACAGCGTCTGTGGCTGTGATTGCAAGCGTCCCGTCGGAGTCAACAACCATCACAACGTACGCCGCGAGGCCGCCATAGCAGTTCAGCTGGAAGAAAACTTGGTTGGTGGCCGGGAGCGTCGGGAACATCGCCATGAACCGAACGGTGAACTGACTTCCGCCGGTGTACGGTGCAACCTTAGCGAGGAACTGAGAGTTATTAAGAACGGGTAGCGACTTAGAGGCCGGGAATGCACTGCTACTTGCTAGCTGTGGGCTTCCGGTTCCCCAGGTCATCGGGTTCGTACCGATTGCCGGGCTAAAGTACGCCGCGTTGACGGCGTCTTCCATCGGCCAGTAGGCAACCGGGGCAACCGATCCCTTGAGGGACGTAACACCCCGGTAGAAAGCAGATACAGGTGGCGGGCTTCCTTGCCCGAGCAGCCGGAGGAGCCCGGACGCCTGAGAGGACACGGCCATATCCCGACCGGTCTTGTCCCATGTGGGCGGGAGGGACGACATGTTTCCGTGGAAGCGGTACTCCCTTCCGCTAATCTCTGCGAGCCCAGACAGAGACCAGGAGCGCCCCTCGGGATCAGACCATGTCGTAGTTCCAGCTGCGAGCGCGCTAAACACGCCGTCTGCAACGACTGTTCCGCCGATCCCGTTGTACAGTCGGGCCTCGTACACCCTGCCATGCATTGCCCCGTAGGGGGTCGGCGCCGAGGGGGTAAAGTGCCCAGCATTCGTCACCCAGTTCGCGCTATACCCGATCTTCAGGGCCATTCCTGTCGCCGCGAACAGGGAGGTAGACGATCCGAACACCACTGGGGATCCGAGCTGGGTATACGTTCCATCGATCGTCGGTGATGTGTAAAATGTGGCCGTGCCGGTAGCAACGGCGAAGGTCACCCGAATCGCGAACGGGGAGCGGGAGAATGGCAGTGCAACCGTCGAGGTAGCGGAGTGAGATGCCGACCCGTCAGGAGACCACCAGAACGTAACCGATCCGCTGTTCTCTAGGTTAAGGGACCAGCTTTCGGTTCCCTCCCAGCGTCCGGCAATGGTACACGGAGTCCAGTCGGAAAGCCGGAGCTGGACCCTGAACTCGAGGTCACCCGTGATATTCAGGGCGGTCGCAGCGGCAGCCTGGGCGAATGCGCTATCGGTTCCGTCCTGGTTCTCGAGCCGTAGGTAGCTGTTCGCGGCCTGTGTGGAGATCCGAACGAGAGTGTTCCGCGCAATCTGCCCATAGTAGGCGCCTACCGGGTTAAGCGGGCTGAATCGGCCATCCTGGTTATTCCACTCCCATCCGGCCGTGGAGGGATCTGTGGTTTCTGACTCGTTTGGCTTCCCGCGCGTGATCGATACGGGAGGTGCAGATCCGCTCCGCTGGTATACGTAGGTCGAGACGTTCACCCATGAGGTGCCGAGATAGAGATCGAATTCGAGATCCAGCGGGGAGAGCGGGAAAACCGACTGGGTGACGGTCAGAGCGCCGGCTACCCTAAGGCTAGACATCGAGACGGCGCCCGTAGCGCCAACATTTTCTAGCTCCGATCCCGCAACGGACATCTTCGCCATCGAGACAGCGCCGCTTGCGACATTAGCCTCGGTGTCAGATCCCGCAACGGACATCTTCGCCATCGAGACAGCGCCAGAGGTGGTAACGGAAGATCCGGCTGCCTTGAATGTAGCAATTGCACCGGCCCATGGGCCAGAGCTGTTCTGCGTGGCGGTGAGCGACTGCGTGCCGGTGCTGCTCAGGATGTCGTAGCCGCCTGCGCAGAACTCCCCGGCGCCGTCGTTGATCGCCGACATCGTGTAGCCGGCGGTGAAGCCGGACAGGGCGTCGAAGGCCGCGAAGCCGCCCACCGCGATCTCCGACGCCTGCGATGTAGCGCCCGTGGTTCCGGAAGACACGGCGGTGCCGGTAGTGCCGCTATTCGATGTGGCCTGGTCCAGCAAAGAGGCTAGCGAAGAGGATGATACAAGTCCTGAAACCTCGAGCGCAACGAATCCGTTGCCTGACCCCGAGCCCATGTTGAGGTTGGTTCCGCTGATCGCTATCGCCGTCTGGCCGCCGGCGCAGTTCGGGTCTGCCCAGATCCCGGCGAAGCACGTGAAGCCGCTGGCGAAACCGGACTGCGCCGGCGTCACCGCCTGCGCGAAGTTCCCGGCCGCGCCGCCGAGGGTGACGCCGCTGACCGAGATCGTGATGTTAGAGGTATCGGACGTGCAGATGATGACTATGACCGTGTTGCCCGCCGTAGTTGCGGACGCGAAGGAACCGCTCGAGGCGTTAACGACCGCGAGTGACTGGACAACGGTGATAGCCATTGGTCAGATCAGGAGTATGGTCCGGCGACCGTGTTGATGCTGGCCATGTACACGTACCCGGCCCCGGGGTTGCGGGAGTCGGTGCCCGTGGCGGCGAGCTGCGCCAGGCCGTTGGCGTCGGCGACCGCACTGAATAGCGCCTGCGCGTCCGCGGCCGGCATCGACAGGGGCGCCCCCTCGAAGTCGGCAGCCGAGTAGGCCGACAGCCATGCATGGATGTTCTGCAGACGGGCTAGATCATTGCGCAGCGCAACGAGCGCGTTCTGCACCGAAGACTCGATTTGCGGAAGGGTGAACTGTCCGAATGGTGCCGACATTGGATCCTTCTTATCCGGTGATGGTGAACGAGGAGCAGGACACGTTGATCCCGCTTGTGATGCTTAGCGTGTTGAAGTTGAGGTCGGCGCCCGAGGTGCCCACGGATCCAGTCATGACGACGGTGGTGTCGTCCGACTTCATCAGCGCGAAGTAGCCCGCCGTGCCCGTCGCGAGCGCGGCCACCGTACCGATGGCGTTGGCCGTCGCCGTACCGCCGCTGGACGCGCCGAACGCCGTCGCGCCGAAGGTCAGCTTGGCCAGCTTAGTGCCGGTCAGCGCGGAGTTCAGCGTCGGCTGAGTTCCGGTGTATATCTCCATGAACCCGGTGTTGCACAGAGCAGCGACCGCATTGACGGCGGCATCGTACCACAGCGGGTTGTTCGCGTTGAATACGAGCGGGCCGTCTCTGAAGATGGAATCAATGATACGATCCCAGTCGAGCCGCGCCCGGTAGCGGGGTAGGCTGGCGCGGGCCTGCTTGCGGGCCTCGTCGTATAGCCGAATGCTCACTGGTCCTCCTCGTCGGGGTAGGGCCGCAGGCTATGACCAGCGCCCATGTTGATGGCGACCCCGCCCGAGCATGTGATCTCGACGGGCTGCTCTTCTGTCTCGTTTTCTTCCATCAGCTATTCTTTCCGAAGGCTTGCTGGACGTTGCCGCCACCCTTGAGGCGGACCTGGTTTCGTACCCACTCAAGCATAAACCTGTCAAACGCTGACTGGCCGCTCCGGCTCCCCTCAACCGACAGGGAGACGGCGACCGCCCCACCGCCCCACCCGCTCGGGTACCCTCCGGAATTCCATCCGCCATTACCCTTGGATAGGCTATTCATGGACGCAGCCGAAGCCATTCCCGATGACGACGCATAATAGGACGATGCCCCGGCAAATCCCGGCAGGAGACCGCGGAGATTGTCTACCGCTCCGGATGCGACCATATTGGTGGGCACAACAAGCTCACCGGGCTCGAGCAGAGACAGGACCGAGTCACGACCGGGAATCCCTCCGGTCACAATGCCACCGGAAGCGTGGGGGACTGCGTTCCCCGCATTGTATGTACCGATCGGAAGGACGGTGCCATGCATCGCGTCGATTTCAGCCTGCACCTGTGCAACTGCAGCCTGCACACCGGATGTGTTCGCTGTTATTACGACATTCGTGCCGTGCATCGCATTGATTTTATCCTGGAGGCCATTGACGAATTGCGCCGCTTGCGTTGCATTCATGCCGGTGTTGATGAGGTCTTTGATTAGCGTTGCTCGCGCCCCGGCCGTCGCATTGGTGTTGTTACCGCTGTTCACGATCGCATCGGTAAACGCCTTCATCGCATCCTTGGCGCCCGAGCTAGCGAGCAGATCCTGCTGGAACTGGTTTGTCAGCTGGGTCTGCAGAACATTAGCAAGCTGGCCCGCCTTGATGGTGGACTGATCGACGATCGCGTTCAGGCCCTGGAGCGAAGTGCTGTTGGTGTTGACCCAGCTGTTCAGATCCTTGAGGCTAACGGTACCCGGGCCGAGTGCGTCATTGATCAGCGCAACGATCGTGGCACGAGCCGCATTGTTATTCCCCGCGAACGGGACCATCTGGCCGGCGATTGTTGCTGTGGCTGTAGTGAGGTTGTTTGTGGAGATCTCCTGCTGCTCAAGTGCATCGATCAGCTTCTGGGCGTTCGTAACCTGCTGATAGAATGCCTGGTTCGCGTTGAGGGAGGCGTTCGACAGTCCGCTGATCGACTGGGCTGCTCCGCTACTCGACACGGAGATCTTGCCCAGGGCGTCCGTCACCTTCGCGCCGGTTCCCTGCATGTCCGTGCCAAGGGTCTGGGTTCCGATGGCGAATGTATCCCAGGCGCTCTGCCCCTCAGTCACAACCTGAATTAGGTTGTCCTGGGCCTGTGTGATCGCCTGGATGCTCTTCAGCATGTCACCGAGGAACTGCTCCGGACCGCTTAGCGCGTTCATGGCGGCTGCGTACCGGCCGGTGCCGTCAGTTAGGGCACGCATCGCATCGCTCTGTGCCTTGACCTCGATAAGCGCCTCGGCCCAGTGCTGGTTGTTAGTGTCGGTGATCTGAGCCGAGGTGATACCCGCTGCATTAAGGAGCGTCAGGGCGTTCGTCGTACCGCCGTACTGCTTTCCAAGTTCAGCAATGCGCCCAGAGACAAGCTGCTGCTGGGCCTGAAGTGCCTGGATCCCCTGAGCATACTCGTTGACCGAGGTCTTCGCCTGGTTTAGGGAGTCGGTCACCGTCCCGATATCGCGGCCGGTAGCCATCGCGTTATTGTGCACAGACGTCTGCAGACCCGCAACATTCCCCTCGGCAAGCTGCATCTGTACGGTCGTCTCGTGGATGGCCGAGGTCAGGGTGCCAGCTAGATCCTTCAGGCTTGACCTCTGGACCATTCCCTCAACCTGCGAGTTGAACTGCTGTGCGGCATCCTTTGCGGTAGCTAGCTCGTAGACGAGGACTCCGAACGCTGCTGCAGCAATGGTTATCCATCCCCATGGGAGGGTGGCGGCACCCTCGGCGGCAGCAGCGAAGTTGCCCATAGCTCCAGCGGCTGCGGCCATGCCCATCCTGTCGAAGGCGAGGCCGACATTCAGTAGCGCCCCAGCGAGCATTGGCAGGGTACGAGCGATAAGAACAGCGGCCCCGGTGCCAATCAGGCCGACGTAGATCAGGAACCCGTGAGCTGCAAGGCCGATCCCCAGAATAGCCTGGCCGATTCCCGATCCGGTGATGCTTTCTGCAAAGCTTGTGATCCCATTGGCCACCTTCAGGATATCCTCGGCATAGCCTGGCATTACCTTAAAGAAGTTGCCTAGAATTCCGCCTATATTACCTATCAGGTTGCCCCAGCCGGCCAGGTCGCTAGCAGAGTTCTTCATGAATCCGCTAAACCCAGTACCCTGCGTCATTGCATAGGTAAACCGAGCGCCAAGATCGTCCAGAACCTTTCCGGATGCAAGAGCAACGCTTTGGAGAAGCCCGGCGTTCTTAGCGACAATCTGCAATCCCTCTCCGAGTAGTGTATAGACCTCGGGCTGAGCTGCCTTGTTCATCGCGCTGAATGCGCCAGTCAGCGGGTAGACGTTCTGACCGGTCATGTCAATCACCTTGTTCATATTGACAAAGTGATTGTAGATGATATTGGTGCTGTCTATCGCTGCGGAGGCGAACGCGGCGAGCCCGAGGGCGGCAGGGATTAGAGTAGCGCCAAACTCAATCACGCCGTCAACGAGCAAGTGGATTCCGCTGACAGTACCGAGGATGGCCGGGATTCCGAGCTGCGTTAGTGCACCAGCAAACAGCTGGACGTGACCGCCTAGGCCGAACCAGAGATTGCTTGTATTCTCCCACATAGGGAGGCCCCGGGAGATATTGTCATTCAACCTGCCCACAGTCGAGGCCGCAAGGATAGCGGCCGACACGAATCCAGATCCCATGGCGATAGCGAGATTATGCGCGCTAACTCCGGTCGCCTGGAAGGCTGGGACTACATGGTTGGCGAATGTATCCCACAGGAACTGGGCGTGTGGTATCATGTCCATTATGCTACCACCTAGCATGGACATATACTTCTCGCCGCCGCCAGCCCCATCGGCTAGCCGGAATATACTGTTCAGGAACGGAGAGAATTCCTGGTTCGCATCCCTGGATGCGGTACCGAACCCTTCGGTAGCCGTAGCCAGTGTCTGCTCGGCGCGGGCAAGGTCGCCGATCGTGTTCACGGCACCGGCAGTCGGTATGTTCTTGAGATCAATCCTGGCCGGTATGTCTAGTATCGGCATCGTCTGGCCGTCGCGAGCGAGCCCCTTAACATCAACGACGGCCGGCACATGGATGACCGGCATTGTCGGACCGACAGTCCGTCCGTAGTCAAAGACGATCGGAACATGCTGCGTCCCGATGTTCCCGAGCGAGGGCATCTTTGACATGTCAAACTTAATCGGGATGTCATACTGCATATGACCCAGCTTGTCAAGCTGGCTCGCTAGGTTCGCCGGGCTGAGGTTGAAGTCAAGAACGTCCGAGATTCCAGACTGCTGGATCAGACGATGCAGCAATTGCATCTGCGTCATGATCTTGCCCGGCTGAACATTGACATCAGCGATGTCAGCGATGCCGAGCGACTGGATCTTTGAGCGGAGATTGGTCAGCGATGCGTTCAGGAGGCTCGGGTTCATATCCCCGAAGCTGATGCCCTTCGCCGCCTGCTTAATGGCTTCAAGCTTAGCCAGGGAATCGCCGATGCCAAAGTTCATCTGGCGGTCGCCGGCAACGCTGTCGGCCATTGCCTTCAGCGTTGCCAGCTTCCCCATCGCAGCCGAGAAGGCCGGGCCGATCAGATCGTTGGCTGTGATACGGATCTCGACCTCATTCGCCATTATCCGCATCCCTTCCCATGTGGACGATCTTGACCATTCTTATGAAGTCGGCTGGCTGGTCAAGCACGCCGCCCGCGACCGGCAGGGAGTTAAACTGCCTGCATAGGTCAACGATCAGCTCAGCTCTTTCCAGCTCGGCAGGCTTTCGGATAGGTTCTCCAGACCGAGTGACCGCTCCGCCGAAGACCCTCCATCGTTCGAGGGCTTCGGCGAGGTCTGAGGGACCGACACCATGGCGAACTGCCACGCGGTCACTATGACCCCGCCCCATCCCTGGTATAGCTGGTGCCAGGTCTCGAGCGTGGTCGGGGCGGCCGTCCCCTCGACTAGCTCGAGGTTCCAGCTTTCTACGTGGGACAGGAAGAACATGGCGAACTCGTCGTTGGCCGTGCTCGCCGCCGTGCCCTGGAGGTCGCTTTCCTGCTCTGCCCGCGCCACCATCTCGTTCCACTGGCCGATGGTACACGGTCTGGCCCGAATCTCCAGTCCATGCAACGGCGTGTCCTCGTCGAATACAATTTTCAGGGTCGATGCCCTGGGGGTGAATCCCACTGTAGCCTCCTTACAGTAGAGAGGGATTTAGTTGACGGTCCAGGTGGGGACGTTACCGTCCGCCAGCTGGCCCGGAACCTGCCAGGTCAGCTCGCCGGTGTTGGCGCGCGTGATCTGGTAGTCGGTGAGGTAGCAGTTGACAGGGAGCTTGGGGTTCCCGGTCGTCGTGCCGATCGGGTCGAGCTCCACCGCCCGGACGACCGAGGTGCTCGGGATGGTGGAGAACACCGCGTGCGACAGGTTGGCCGCCGTGTTGAACACGCCGTTCAGCGTCACGGTGAAATCCGCGAGCAGGAGCAGGATCTCGTTAGCGAACTTGTCCACGCCCGTGACGTTCTGGGTGTTGCGTGGCGTGGTCAGCGCCCAGTTGGTCACGTCGTTGCTGATGGTCTGCATCGAGCTGCTTGCGTCGGCCACCTTGACAACGCTGCCAAGGCCGCTAATCTTTGCCATGGACTATCCTCTCTGAGCTCGCTCGGCAATGCCGAGCTGGTGGTTCCCGAAGTCGTCAACCCAGTCCTCGACGCGGACATGGCCGACGGTGCGTATCTGGCGCGGATTTCCACGCCAGTCCCCGCCGCACACGAGGTAGTAGGGCTCCCGATCTAGGCGAACCCGGTGAGAAGCCCGGTTCATGCACGGGGTACCGGGCCGATAGATCAGCTTGACCTCGTACTTGCCGGTTCGCTGGATGATGGGCGAGCGGTCCTTGTCCTCCTTGGTCAGATAGTGAAGCTGGCGCTGGCCGAGTTCGGTACTGAAGTCGATAGTCATGACGAACCCAGACTTCATCTCGAGGCAGCCTACCTCCTCGCAGGTACCGCGCCGGAAGTGGGTCCTGGTAGGGGCCGACATCTTGTACGTCTTGAAGTGCTCCGGCCCGGCATCCGGCGCTAGCCGGTTGAAGACTGGATCCCAGTGCATTAAAACACCACCCCGGCGATCGGGTTGCGCATCAGCGCAACAGCAAACTGAGCGTACGTGAAGGTCCCGGTCGTGACGACCTTGAAGAACTGGTTTACGGTGGTCGTGTTGCTCACTGCAAGCCGCTTCGACTGGTTCGGCGTCGTCATACTGCCGAAATCGAATAGCGAGGTATAGGTACCACCGACCGTCGCACAGTGCGTGATCGATATGTCGACGTTCGTTCCCACAAGCGCCACAAGCTGAACGTACGCCTGGGCGCCAAAGTTAGACGCAGCGACATCCGTGTATGCGGCGCCGACGGTAGCGGCCGTGTCCGCCCGGAGGCCGGGCGTGAGCATGATGCCCCACTCAAGCCCGAACTGGTCTGCCTGAAGCGTCGACTGGAACGTCAGAGCTCCGGTGTTGTCACGAGTACCGTCGTAGTTGACCTGCTTAGCATTGCAGCAGGCAACCGGGTTGCCGAGCGTGGTTCCGCGGAAGTAGGTGCCGATGGTGTCCGCGGTCGGCAGCGTCGACAGGGCGTTATGCTCGGCGAGCACGCCGACCCAGTTCCAGGTCGGAGCGACCGTGTACGTAACGGAAATGTTGCTTCCGGCGGGAAGCACGTAGGTCCCGGCCGTGGTGCCCACCTGGGTCCCGTTAATCTTGACGGAGGTCAGGGTACCGCCGGCGATCGTCACGAACACGGGCCAGGCGTTCGCGTTGGTTACGGGGGTCGTCGAGGTCGGGAAGCCCGGTGTGGCCGTTGATCCCGTGTTGTTGAATAGGGTAGTGAACTGCATCGCTCCGTCGCGAAGGCCGGGGATCCGGTTCTCTGCGAACTGCTTGATGCCGGTTGCCTCGATGGTCGCGAGCGGACCAGCGAGCTTATCAACCGAGGCGACGTCACCGCTGAGGTCGAAGCCACCGACGTAGAAGTTGTCTCCAAGGCCTGACTGCTTAGCCATAACGCCACCTGTGAGAATGCGTCGTTAATAACAATTGGGATATTGACCGTCATGATCCGGTACATGCGCCGGTCGATCTCGACGTAGCCGGCCTGCGCGCTGAGCTTAGTCCCGTTGGCCCCGAGGAGGTCTACCTCCCGAACATCAGCAACTCCGCCCAGGTCGAAGTCACCGCTGAATGCGCCCATCAGGTCCGTGGTCGCCGCGAGAACCTGCGGGTCAATCATATCAAACGGCTGCTGAGTGAACGGGATGTAGATTCTCCCCTGGAACCGAACGACGATCGAGGTGGCCGCCTGGCCGCTTAGCCGAGCGGGGTTGATGTCCTGCGCCCATACGGCGAATACCACTCCGTTGCCCGGTGCCGACTTCGGCTCGTGGCCATTCACGGAGTCAAACCGTCCGCTCGCGAGGGCGTAGCTAACGATCTTGTCGATCACCTGGTTGATCGCGGCGTCGTCGAATGAGGCAGTCATCGTCCCTCCTAGGCGGTGATCAGGCCAGTCTTGCTTACGACCGGCTGCTGGACCTTGTCGGCCGGGATGAGATGCTCCATGCAGATCGGTACCGAGACGCAGGCCATCAGCAACTGGTCACCGACCTTACTCTGCTGCCAGGAGGGAACTATCGTGACGGCATTGTTTACCGCCATGTCGAACTCGTTCTCGTTCGCCAGGATCCGCTCCCGATCGTCCTGGTCTAGCTCGATGAAATCCTCGATGCACTTTACACACTTGAGATTCATTCGCTCTTCGCCTCCACGTGAGCTCCTGCTGGTATTTCCGGTAGCGGCGGCTGGCCGAAGCTGGCCATCGCTGCCGACATCGCGCCGTAGTCGGTCGCGAAGTTTGCATAGATGCTGTATACGAGCGTGATGAACACCCCGAGCTTGATCCATAGGGTCGGGGCACCGAAGAACAAGGCCGCCACGAGCGGGAAGTTGATCAGCCAGTAAATGGCACCGTATAGATGGACTTTGTACTGGGTCCTTGGGTTAGTCTCTAGGTCCTTCACCACGACCTTCAGCCAGCCATGCCGCATGATCGTTGGCGTCCGGGCCGCGCGGAATGCCGCTATCTCGGCTCGGAGCTTGCGTAGCTCGGCAATGCTGTCAGCCGATAGCTCCGTCGTTACCTTAATGTCTGCCTGTGGCACGTGCTAGCCTCCGCTCGTCTAGCCAAACCCCGATCCGCGTTCCGGCATAGGAACCGGAGTAGTCCGCCGCAAACGTAGCGATCAGCGTG